TACAACTTTTACAATACTCTAATTATTGTAAAAGAATCATGGAACAGATTTTGGAGCGAGAATGGAGCAAAAAGTGGTTCCAGTTCATTCTGGATCACCCTGATAAACCATGGTGTTGGACTGGAATTTCTTATAATCCAAATATCACAATTGACATCATTCAGGAGAACCCTGATAAGCCATGGGGTTGGAGTGGGATTTCGTATAATCCGAATATCACAATGGACATGATTCAGGAGAACCCTGAGAAACCTTGGAAATGGCATTGGATCTCGAGAAATCCAAACATCACATGGGACATCATTCAGGAGAACCCTGAGAAACCTTGGAATTGGTATTGGATTTCTCAGAATCCCACTATTACATGGGAGAACATTCAGTCGAATCCTGATAAACCCTGGGATTGGAATGAGATTTCTCAGAATCCTAATATTACCTGGAAGATCATTCAGGTGAATCCTGAAAAGCCATGGGGTTGGAAAGGGGTTTCACAGAATACCAATATCACATGGGACATCATTCAGGCGAATCCTGATAAACCCTGGGATTGGAATGGTATTTCACGGAATCCCAACATTACCTGGGACATTATTCAGGCGAACCCTGATAAGCAATGGAATTGGGATTGGATTTCTCATAATCCTAATATTACTTGGGAAATCATTCAGGCAAACCCCGATAAGCAATGGAATTGGTCTTATATTTCTTTGAAATCGAACATTACCTGGGATATCATTCAGGCGAACTTTAACAAACCATGGAGATGGAATATGGTTTCTTGTAATCCAAACATCACAATGGATATCATTCAGGCAAATCCAGATAAACCATGGAAATGGGATTGGATTTCGAGAAATCCCAATATCACTTGGGAAACCATCCAAGCAAATCCAGATAAACCCTGGAATTGGTTTTGGATTTCGAGAAGTCCGAATATCACATGGGACGTCATTCAGGCGAATCCTGATAAACCTTGGAATTGGGATATAATTTCTGGGAATCCAATGACAAAAACTAAGAACCACTTTTTACAAGAGAAAATGAAGGAATACTACACCCCCATATTGGAAAGTATCTTCCAGAAATATTGGTTGTTAGACGTTGTTCCAACTGTGATGGATTACATCTAAAAAAAATGAATGATTTATTATTGTATATTAGTTCTTTAAATACCCCGAGTATTTAAAGACAAATGACAATTTTGGTTATACAATGTTATAGAATCATTTTTTTATTCATCATTGATAATAACACGAAATAGGATTTCTTTGGCTACATTTTCAAGTGACGTACAATATTGCTTCTCCTCAAAATAGTAAAATAAGTTGTTTATATCTTTATTTTCTTCAATATCGATGTAATTACCCTTAATATTATCCAAAATCCTTACCTTCTTATTTTCATCAAGGTATAAGAATAGTCCTCCATAGGTATCATCAAATTTATTTTCACGATTCCACTCGTGTAATTCATCAATTACAATATGGTAATCATGAAAATCTATCCCATGCGCACTATAACAATGATATTTCTTAATGTCATAAATCTTAAAATATACATCCTTTTCTCGAAGTGATATTCTGAAATATTTTGACATCTTCCTTTTTTGTTTTATTTCACACAAATTAGGGAACAAAATCATTTTTTATAATTCATAGGTTTCAACAATATGGTGCTCAACCTTCTTTGGATAAATATCAACAAAATGTTTTAAGTAATCTTTTGGTTCTTTGACACCAAAGAATGATATTAACGCTGGGTCATACATTCTTCGCCAATCCCAGTCCAGTGGTTCTTTCTTATCTTTTTTTATAATTTCCCGGATTTGTTTAACATTTATAAACTGACTAAAATACTTGTTCAGGAAGCGTTCTTTTCTCTCATTATGCCTTGCTTTTGCGATAGACATCGTTGATTCCGTTCCTAAATTTCCACCGTCATACATATCATATAGAATGTTAAAAATATCTTCACAAGGACTTTTTACTAACAATGGTGATTCGTGTAATTTTTGGTTAAGATTTGTTAATCCAAAATCATTCAATTTTAAATAAAAACCGGACACAGGAACATCAAATGTAAAATTTCCATAGCAATAACGATAATAGTCATTGGGTGAGCCATTCTCTTCTGTTGCTAAAATATTTCGCATAAAACAATCATGATGGACGAAGTAAGGAAACTTCTTTTGGATAACTGCTAAGGTAAAAACTATCTGAAAAATAGCACGATTTAGTGTATTCTCTAATGATTTGTTGGATTTTCGCATTGCTGTTTTGATTATTTGACTCATGGAAAGAGGGCAATAGGACAACTCTGCAATCATAAATCCAGGCTTTAAAATAACAGGATGCCCTTTTAATATATACATACACTCCTTATCAGGTTTTCCTTTCGAAGTTAGATAAGACTTATAAGAAGGGCATTTTTTAAAAAAGAAGTCTGGTTTATTTTTGCAATATTTTGAATCAATTAAATCAACCACATGGGGTGAAAGATGTTTGTCAATCACTTGTTTTGTTAATTTTTTCTGAATTTCGATTTCTAACTTAAACTGTTTGAGTTGATTCTCAGTGTCTTTAGGAGTATTCAAATCAACATAAGTAAATACAGGAAAGAACTTATAAACCTGATTTGTAGGAGTAATCACTATTATTGTGCGTGAACCACCACTACCAAAAATACGACGAGATTTTAACGGAATCTTCTCACAAATATTATCAATCATATTTCTATTTAAAGAACAAAAAATAATTATTCATAATTGAAGATCATAATTATGAATTCTGTTATTTCAAGTGAATTAGGAAGCAGATCTCCACAACGTCATTATTTTCCAATTAAACACGCAACAACGATTGTTCCGATTCAAGTCCAAACAAACCACATAAATATAGTCAGTCGTACATTTGATTTATGGTGGATAGATGGAATTGAAATTCCAAAAAACAAAACGTGGGGGGACTTAACAAATTTATGTATTCGGATTGGTGAACCAGCAAATGTTAATTATCGTATTCCTCTGCAACCGTTATTAACAATTGATCGGGATAGGATTTATGACAATTTTTGGAGATTTCCAATGAACAAACTTTTCGAAATGTCCATTCCGATTATTGCTCTGCCATATCATCAAGTTTCTTTTCAGATTGAAGCGAAAGACCTTTTCGAAATCAAAATTTATCAGGGATGCACATACCTTGACACAGAATCCCGGAGATCTTTAGCTGAATCTACAAAAGAAATTAAATTACGTTATATTTCACAACCATTTAGGTTTAATGGAAAAAAAATTAACATGGAACGCCCAATTAATTTTATTTCTACTGGGTTTATACTTTATGCAAATGAACTGCAAAATTTGAAAATTTTTATGGATGGAAATTTGCTTATAGAATACGATAATACAATGTTAAAAGCTTATGTGAAAAGATATGGGTGGAAATATACGAAAAAACATCAGAAAATTTTACACGCCGAATGTAATAAAATAGGTGTTCCTTACGATGTTATTGGACTAATTGAGAATGAAATACATAAAAATAGTGAAGATTGGTGGTGGATTCCTTTTGCGCCAGCAGAGGATCCATGGAAGTGGGATTTCAATGATTTGAATGTGAATATGTCTCTTGTAGATTCTGTGAGAATTGAAGTTGAACCTGAACAACAAAATGCAGAAGTCTATTTTATGAATTATAATCTCATGATGGTTATGTCGGGAATGGCGGGAATGAAATTTATTGCTTAACAATCACATGTAAATTCCTCGCTATTGTGATCATCACAATAGCACATATTATGTGCAACGCATTTCCAACCACTTAACTCATTACATACTTGACCGCAAATACAACACGTACCATCAAAGTAATCATAATCACAATATTCGGCAATAAGTTCAATGAGAACGTCTGCATGACATGGTTCGGGAAAGCACCAACAACCAAGATTTTTACCTTTCATTTGGATTAGTTCCTGCTGAAGAGCAGGTTCTTTTTGGAGTTTATCCGTTATATAAGCTTTATATTTTTGGATAACCTCATCACGAGTGCTATCTTTATCAATCTTAAATGGATTTGCAAAAGAAGACATATTTTTTGGGAATCGTTGATTCTCAATAAATACAACTCCAGCTCTTCCCACATACACATTCTTCGGGTCTTCCATCCATTCCTTCAAATTTTTGTATTGAGGACGGATAAATTGAACCTTGCAATTCACAACAGACATTGTTCTTTTGTTTATATAAAACTATTCTATATAAACGATATTTATATTCATTTTTTTTTATTAATAAAATAGTGATAATCTTAATTCGCCAGAATATTGTAAATCTTGATTGACATGTTCTTGTCACCACAAGTATTGACAAATTCCTCCAATTCCTTCAATTTCTGAGGAGTCGTAAGCATATATTTCTTTGAATCCATCACAATGATTTCATGACCTCGTTGGTATTGTGTTTTTACGTCCCATGCACGATTTGTTTTCTCTTTTAAATCTTCTCGCTTCGTTGCGAGCTTGGTTTCTTCTTTTACGGAAGCAATCAATTCTTTAAAAGAGCTCTTCAAGAGAGAAGCACATTCTTTCATATTTTTGTCCGCCGAATGAACATAAGGTGAATATCCGTGCGATTCAATTATCTTATCAATGTCTTTCAGATTAGCAATTGCTGCCAATCCATAAACAATTGCGTCAAAAAGATGTTTGCGAGAGCGTTTTCCAGCTTCATTACCTCGTTTTTCGCACAAATCATAGTATTCGCAGAGTTGCTGGAAATGACCACTTGTGTTTAGTCTTGATAAAACAAGACTCCCCCAATTTAGGTTTGCACTAATTGCTGGAGATATATTCTTCACTTTCTCATCAATTTTGGCAGAAATTTGAAGCTTTAAAAAGCACAAGTCTTGTCCCTTATGGAATGAACTTTCCTGCAAAGAAACAAAATCAGAAAAATCTTTCTTTCGTTTCTCTTGAAGAATCTTTGACGTTCGTGCCGTCTCCTCCTTCTGGGTGTAATATTTAACTGCTTCCTGTTGATTTCCAACATAGGGTTTTGGCTTCCCATCACCTGCATTTGTAGCACCAATACCAATACCTGCTCCTGCAAGTTCAATTCCCAAGGAAACCTCTGCACCCATAGCAGCAGCAGCTCCACAAGCAGGACCAGCTACACCACCTGCAAAACCAGTCAAAAATGACGTAGTTTCTTCGCCTTTTGGCGCATCTCTGTTATTCAGAGCATTTACAGTAAAAGCTGTTGCTCCAACTGCGGTTCCTGTTGCCGAAGCAATGGCAACAGAAGCAGCAAGAGACCCTCCTGCTGTAAAGGGTGCGAGAATTAATCCACCTAAGACAGACCCAAATGTGAGTCCCATCGAAGAATGTGTATTTCCCATCTTTTTATTGGTGTTATATACTACTAATATCTTTACAACCCACTTAATTATTCATTTTTATTTTCATTTTTTTTTTCATTTTTTTTTTCATTTTAAATGAAAAAAAAATGAATAATTCGTCCATTTGTAACTACTTTTTTAAATCTCCTTGATATTAAATAAAATGGAGTGTCCGGATAGTCCAAGATGCGAAGATTGGATTCGTTATAGGCGTTATGCTACACATAATTTACCAAAGCACATGAAAGATTATTTGGAATACAAAAGTCGTATGTCGGGAGGGATATTAAACCATGCATATTTTACCAAAATGGCGGTATATGAACACGAAGCAAAAAATAAAAAATGATTTTGATAGCATTCATATGTCAATTATTATTAAAAACGATGAAATGCGTGAAGAATATTGATTGTCAGCATCCTTGTTATGCTAACTATCGTCATTGTAGAGTCCATGTTTATTTAGCGGCAAGGAGAATTCACGATTGGTGGGATTGGATTTATCGGGTTGATAAAATTGCCGAAGAAGCACAAAAATGGTTTGTAGCCCAAGAACTTGGTAACCGATGGCTTCTCAAAACCAGAAAATCAATTAGAAATATGGTTCAAAGAGAGATATATTTACGAAAACGTATTGAAAACCATTATAGACCATCATTAGAGCAAATATTTTACTTTTATGAAGTGCCACTTGAATTGATTCCTATCATTGCAAGTTTTATTTAAAAAACTGATTTTTATTATTACAAAAACTAAACTATTAAAACAACATGAGTATTCATATTTACAGAAAACTAAAAAAAGACAATTTATATATAAAAAGAATACCACCTATGGGTATTGGACCGACTATAAAAATTATTATCCTTAAAAAAGAAATTCTTAAAAAACACGACGAAGATGAAGATTATTGGGAGTTTCTTGTTGGAAAGATTAAAGATAAATATACATATTGGAGTGATTCTTATGAATTAGATACAGATTTTTTCAAAAAAGAAAAGTTTGAATCTTGTAAAAAAGTAAAAATTTATGATTATAAAAGCAAAAAAGGTATAAAAGAAGTATTCTATCAAAAAAATAAATGCTATATCTTTTCTGGTAAAGAATATCAACCAATTGATTTAGTCAAATTACGCGAAAATAACAAACTCTATAAAAAATTTGTGAATCGGTATTGCTATGAAATGAATTATGGACATGCAGATTCAGAGACTTATGCCGATTACACACAAGCTTCTTATTGGTTTCAATGGTTTGTTATGAAATATCCAGAATATTATTTACCAATGGAAAAGTCAGATCATACATGTATTCGCATAGGATATAAAATACCATTTAAATCTTTTCTGTATGAGCCTAAAATGGAATACGATTATTTATTAGATTATTAACATTATTTATTTATCATTCTTTCAACTTTTTCCTTCCAACAACAATTATTAAAGAATCCCATTTCTGGATTTTTTTTCTTAAATTCTGTTATTGAAGGATAATATTTCATAATTTTATGAATTTGATTACGACTTGTTGTAGAGTAATAAATGTCTTCTTCAGATGGTTCTAACCGAGTCTCTACACGTTTCATCTGTATAATTGCAACGGGGGTTTTATTACCCCGTTTAGTAAGTTTAATCGCATATTTCTCGGGTAAAATTGTTTCATGTGTCTCGCCAATACATAGCATTTTTATATGTAAATCGTTCATTTGTATATAACAATATAAAAAAACATACAAACTTACTTAAAAATAACTTTTATGTTTATTAGTTCTCACCGTGCTGGAATACCTCTGAAAAAATGAATTATTAAATAAGGTATTAATAATTCATTTAAATACCTCAAGTATTCAAAAACAATCATGGAACAGATTTGGGAGCGAGAATGGAGCAAAAAGTGGTTCCAGTTCATTCTGGAACACCCAGAGAAGGAGTGGGATTGGAATGGTATTTCACATAACTCCAATATTACATGGGAGATCATCCAAGCGAATCCAGGCTTAGATTGGAATTGGGATGGCTTTTCATGGAATCCTAATATTAATTGGGACATCATCCAGGAGAATCCTGATAAGCCGTGGAATTGGTATGCAATTTCTTCGAATCCAATCATCACTTGGGACATTATTCAGGAAAACCTAGAACATCCTTGGAATTGGCATTGGAATAGAATTTCCCAAAATCCGAACATCACATGGGAGATCATTCAAGCGAATCCAGACAAACTCTGGAGTTGGTTTGGTATTTCTTGTAATCCAAACATTACGTGGGACATCATTCAGGCGAATCCAGATAATCCTTGGAAATGGGAATTGTTATCAGATAACACGAATATTACATGGGAGATGATTCATGCAAATCCAGATAAACCGTGGGATTGGAAACAGATTTCTTGGAATACCAATATTACATGGGAGATCATTGAGGCGAATCCAGAGAAATCGTGGAATTGGTTTGCAATTTCACAAATTCCCAATATCACGTGGGATATCATTCAGGCGAACCCAGATAAACCCTGGGATTGGGATGGGATTTCAGATAATGACAATATCACGTGGGAAACGATTCAAGCGAATCCAAATAAACCCTGGAATTGGTCTAGGATTTCTTGGAATCCAAACATAACATGGAACAACATTCAGGAGAATCCAGACTTAGATTGGAATTGGTATGGAATTTCTTGGAATCCAATGACAAAAGCAAAGAATGACTTCCTACACAAGAAACGGCAGGAATACTACAACCCAATTGTCCGTTCGGTCTTTGGCGAAAAAGGTTTCCCCTTGGAGTTAGTTCCCACCGTTCTAAATCACCTCTAAAAAAATGAATCATTAAACCTTTTATTACTAATTTCTTTAAAT